CGACGCTGTCGGCGGGCTGCATCACGCCGACCGCCCGGCAGATGGCCGACAACTCGGCCCGCGCGATCTGCACCGTCGTGGGATTGGGATTGTCCAGGTTCAGCCTCGCCCAGAGGACGCGACCCTTGTATTGGCCCTCGAGCACCTGGAACGAAAGCTCCAGGTATTTGCCGACGCCGCTCCTGGTGGCCTTCATCTCCGAGGCGATGATAGCGGCCAGGTATTTCCCGGCCGGGATCGGCTCGAACGCGACGGCCGGGTCCACTTCGTTTGCGTTAAATCCTTGCAGGTTAGCCATTGGGTTTGTCTCCTTGCTTGGCGGTTGCGGTGACGAATCGCGCGTAGGCGCTGTAATCCAGGGGAAGCTCATCCGGCAGGTTCAGACGGTTTTTGGCGACGTGGGCCGGGCGCTCGGTGGTGTAGATGACGCGTTCACCGTCGCCGACGGCCCGGGCCTTCTTGCGGTTGAAACCCTCGTCGCTCTGGCGGGTGTAGACCTTGTAGGTGGCGAACAGCACCTCGTCGCACCATTCGGTGATCACGGCCGAGGCGTGCTTGTGCAAACGCGGGGCGTAGCGGTCGTAGGCTTCGTTGGCCGGATCGTCGAACTTGGCGATCATGCTGTGGGCCACCAGCAGGACCGTCATGCCCCGCTCGCGCCGCAACGCGTCTAGCCCGGCCAGTACGTCGCGCCAGTGATTCAGCGCGAAGACGTAGCCCTTCTGGTAGCCGATGTCCTCGATGCTCTCGACCATCTTCCGCCGGCAGACCTCGGCCCAGATCATCCGCTCCAGCCAATCCAGCGTGTCGATCACCACGGTGCGATAGTCGTGCTTCTCGCGGTAGAGCGTCGCCAGCGACTTGATCACGTCGTCGAAGCCGGCGGCCAGCGGAAACTTGTCGCAGTCGATCTGACCCAGGCCGTCCTCGGTCTGGATGAAGATAGGTTTGTCACTGTTGGCGGCGAACTGCGATTTGCCGATCCCCGGCGTGCCGTACAGCATCACCCGCCGGGGCGCGGCCGTCCTGCCACGTTGAATCTGTTCCATGAGTGTCATGCGTGTCCTTTCCGTTTTGGGGTTAGAGGTAGTCGAGGGTTCGCAAATCCTCGTATCCGGTCGGCCAGTGGTTCGCGTCCCGGCAGCGGGCCAGACGCTCCATCGCCTGCTCGTTTTCCTTCTGCGCCGCCGCCAAAACGTCCTGTGCGACGGACCAGACGCCGGTGCGATGCGGCTCGCGTTTTTCCACGCCGATGATGAAAACGGGGATCAGCGAGCCGGTAGCCTGGAAGATCAGGGCGCGATAAAACGCCATTTGATGCAGGTAGCCGAAGCCGCGCGATTCGCCCTCGAACCATGTGAGGTGATCGCAGGTCTTCAGGTCCACCAGCCCGCGCAAGGGGTTCACCCAGTCGAGCCGACCCTGGCAGTCCATGCCCATGTACGACGCGCGGACGACGCCCTCGGCCACGCCGTCGGTCAACAGTTCGACGGCCAGCTTGTGCGTGTAGACCGACTCGTTGAGCTTCTCGATCAGCGCGGCGTCATCGTCGGTGATGACCGGTTTGCCCTGGGCCTCGGCCCATTGCTCGAACGCCTTGGTGTAGCGCCCGAAGGGCTGGCCGGTCTTGGGGTTGACCGGACCGCCGACGGCGTACTGATCGGCAAAGCGATCGCGCCCTTCCAGGATCAGCGAGTGCGCCGCCCGTCCCAGCAGAAACGCCGGGCGATCCTGCTCGGCGACCAGGCCGAGCTTCTTCTTGTGGTACAGGTACGGATCGCGCCGAAAGTCGGCCAGCTCGTGACTGGTCAGATGGTCGTCGGCGTTCTGGCGATAAGTCTCGTCGGATTCACGCAGAAGGAACGAGAGGTCTTTCAGTACGGTCATGGATCGGCGGTCCTTTCTTCGCGATTGCCGGGTCGTTGCTTCCTTCACTACCTACCGCCGCCGGGGCGGGCCTGTCCGGCGCTGACGTTCAGACGTACTGATTGAGACCCGCCTCGATGAACCTGGCGCGAATCTGTTTGATCCGCTCGTAGAGACTGCTGCGTGACATGCCCGTCTCGCGGTGGATTTCCGTCGGGGTCTGTGACCGGAGCCGCTCGCACAGATCGCGCAGGTCGCCGGGAAGCGAGCCCATGACATGGGCCGTGTCCATCGCCAGCTCGAGCGTCTCCTGGCGACCGCGGGGAGCCTGGCAGGTGTGAGCGCGGGCGCGGTCCTCGCTGATCGTGCTGTCGCGCCGGACCCAACGGCCATCCTCGTCATGCACCCAGTCGTCCAGGGAACACTCGTTACGCCGCGAGTCGCGGCAGGCGGCGTGGCGGTGCTTGATGAGACTGGCGATGCGGTTGTCGATCAGGCGGGAGATGAACGGTTTGACATCTCCCTTGTCGCCGTTGAACTTGGGCAGGCGCTTGAGCACATCCCGCAACAGTTCCTGCCGGACGTCGTCGAAGTCGTCCTTGGTGAAGCCCTTGGTCTTGACGACCTGCCTGGCCTTGTAATGGGTTCGTTTCATTGCGTACCTCAGAATTCCGTCGTGTAACATTGCTTGCTCCTCGTGGCCGAGGAGGTCGCGCGGGCGTCGACGGAATCCGTGATGGGCGTAGGGCAACGAGAAAAGGCGCTGCGAGTTCGCGGAACTCCGCGACACCCGCAACGCCTCGGCTCAGCCTCTGGTTAGTTGCCTGATGTCTAGTTTGTGCCTTGTGCCCTACGCCGCCTGATGGTCCTGTTCGATCTCGATGAGGAACGGCAGCCCGTACTTGACCTCGATGGTCACGCGCGAGCCGTCGTTGACGTGTGCCAGCGTGTTCAGCGCCGCCGCGTGCTCCTTGCGAAGCTCGAAGTCGGCGCTGCCGGTCTCCGGCCGGGGACGGTTGTCACCGCCGATGAGTTTCACCGTCCGCCGCGTGCGCCACGGCCGGTCGATGTCCGGCCCACCGCCTAGGACATAGAAGGTGATCCGTCCGAAGTTGAGCCGCTGGCACTGCTCGATAAGCCACTGGTTCGGTCCTGATTGTTCCTGCTTGTTCATGTCAACAACTCCTATGAAAGTTGGACTTGCGACCGTTTCGACGGCCGCTTTTCATAGGAGCCATTGGAAAACAACTGGCGGGAACCTTGCAGGACAGGTCGAAAGGGGAACCGGTCAGTTCGGTGCTGGAATGGTGAGTGGAATCAGCCCCTTGCGGCTTTGCTGTTTCGCCTGCTCCAAGGTCCGCGCCAATACGTCATCGTCCTTGCCGATGGCGCGGACGCGGTCCACGACGAACCGCTCGATCTCGGCGGCGGGAACCGACTTGGTCGGACAATTCTCCCATCCGCGTTTCTGGGCGTTCATGCAGACGTAGTAACGGTAGCGCCGATTCTTCTTCGACGTGTAGGTGTGCATCATCGCGCAGCCGCACGGTTTGCAGTGCAACAGGCCCTTGAGCAGGGCCCCGTACTTGTTCCGCACCAGCTTGCCGCCGTTGCGGCCGTTGAGCCGAAGGGCGTCCTGCACGCGGTGCCACAGCGTCTCGCCAACGATGGCTGCGTGTTCGCCTTCGTAGATTTCGTCGTGGTAGCGCACCTTGCCGATGTACGTCACGTTGGTCAGCAGGCGGTAGAGCGAATCCTTGGTGAACCGTCGGCCACCGCTCGGGTTGCCCTTCTTCGTCGTCCATTGCTTGGTGCGCCAGCCGCGTCGGTCCAGCTCCCGGACCGTGGGAATCAGTGACCGATGGTGAAGGTACAGCTCGAATATCCGGCGGACCTGGGCGGCCTCGTCCTCGTTGACGCTCACTCGCCCGCCATTGCCGCTGGAAGTGATGTCGTATCCGAGAACCGGGCGACCGCCGACCCACTTGCCCTTGCGCCGGGCGGCGGCGATCTTGTCGCGCGTCCGCTCCGAGATGATCTCGCGCTCGAACTGCGCGAACGAGAGCAGTACGTTGAGCATCAGCCGACCCATCGACGTGCTGGTGTTGAATTGCTGGGTGACCGAGACGAACGAGACGGAATGTCGTTCCAGTACGTCCATGATCCGGGCGAAGTCGATCAGCGACCGGCTCAGCCGGTCCACCTTGTAGACCACGATGCAATCGACTTTTCCCGCGTCAATGTCCGCGAGAAGCCGCTGGAGGGCGGGCCGGTCCATGTTACCACCGGTGAAGCCGCCGTCGTCGTACCGCGTCGGCAGGCAGACCCAGCCCTCGCCTTTCTGGCTGGCGATGTACGCCTCGGCGCTGTCGCGCTGGGCGTCCAGCGTGTTGAACTCCTGCTCCAGCCCCTCGGCGGTGCTCTTTCGCGTGTAGATGGCGCAGCGGAGCGTCCTGGTCTTCTTCTTGTCAGCCGCATGTGTCATGCCTTGCTCCTGCCTTTCAGGCCGAAGAAATAGTTCCCGCTCCAGTGCGAGCCGGTGACCGCCTTTGCGATGGCCGAAAGGCTGCGGTAAACCTCGCCTTCGTACTCGAAGCCTTTGTCGAGGACCGTTACGCGGATGGTCCGGCCCTTGTACGGACGGGTCAGGATCGTGCCCGGCATCGGGAGGCCCGCGCGGTCGCCGAAATCCACCTTGGCTGTCTGTGTCGCGGACGCCGCAGACGGCTCGGGCTTGTCCGGCGGGCGGCATATTCGCAGATCGGAGTCGTTGGCCAATTCCTCAGCCCGTTGCCGGGCGCGCTCGGTCAGATCGCCCTCGGCGTTGGCCTGGATGCGCCAAGCGATCCGCTTCCAGAGGAAGTCCTTGTTGCTCGACCTCGTCTGCTCGCCGAATACTTCCATGTATCGGCCACGCAGCTGCTTGACGGTCATCCGCTTCAATGCGGCGACCTCGCGTGCGATGTTCAGTTTCGTGCCCATGTCATCTCCGGTATCTCAAGCCGTTAACGTCAGGGACACAGGGCCGAGGATTCCGAAAGATGGCAAGGCGAATCCGACGAAGTTTTCGAACTTTCCGCGCTCTCGGATGTGGACGGCGGCAGGCAACCGGTGCGGCGCTTCAGACGCAGGAATCCAGCCGCCAGCAGCGCAGCCAGTTCGTCCAGGCGGTCGTCGATGGACATGTCGGCGGGGTCGTCGGTGAACATAGGCAGCCCTCTGTCAGTCGCCCACAACGACCTCCGCTTTGCGGCCGGTGAGTTGTCCGGCGGTGTTGAATCGGCGACGCCGCACGGTCGCGGCGTCCTCCTTCACTACCTACCGCCGGCGAGTTCGAAATGTCGTGTTCGGGGGCCTTGACGCGATAAGCGTGTTAAACAACGGGGGGATGTTAACGAGAGAGCGCGATAGTTTGAGACGCCCCGGCAAGGCCGCCGATTGCAACCCCACGGGTTGGGACCGTACCCCGACTATCACGGCTACGAACCGAGAGCGCGACGGGCTTGGCGGAAATTGCCGTAAGCCTTTGCAGGCAACGGGATACGGCGATTATGCGGCGGGGCCGGAATGTGGCGTGGGTGTAAACAAACACCGGCCTTCTCTTGCGAGAAAGCCGGTTAAGCTCCCCGACTTGGACTCGAACCAAGAACCTAGCGGTTAACAGCCGCTCGCTCTACCAATTGAGCTATCGGGGA